ATGGCGTCAATGAACTGTTGGCCAGCCATAGGGTTAGCTGACTGAGAAAATTCTTTGCTGCTATTGCGAACCATGTAATCGGCACGAGCCTGAGGTGTTCCTGCGTTGGCGTAGTGTTGAACGGATGGAGCCGGTGGGCGTCCATTAGGGTTTTTACGTCCTGCGGTTTCGTAGATAGCACCAGCTGCGGTCTTGTTAAAGATAGACGCTAAAGCACGGAAACCACGGCGGTTAGCCTTGCTTGGAGTGGTCTTGTAAGTAATACCGCGTTTAGCCTGTGCAAATGAATAGGCAGGGAAGCGGTTGCCCTCTTTGTGCTTCTTGATAGACCAGTTAGATAATACAGAAGTATCATTTGGCAAATAACCTCTAGCCTCACGAACCACAGGCTTTAGAAACGAAGCCATTTCCTTTTGCACTTCTTTGGATAGGTCAGGTTCGAATTTGCGCAAAGCTTTTCTAAGAGCGACTGCGCCCTCTAGCTTTACTGGCATCTTCTATCCTCTTACTTCTATCCTTAAAATACGCCATCATGGCGTTCATCATGTCGTGATCTAACTCCATCAAATACTGTGGCGCGATACCTGTTTCGATAGCAATAGCGGCTATCTTGTAATGCTGGGTATCACGCGTTAGCCATTTGGGTTATCCGCTGAACTCACTTCTACGCTTTCAAGCGTTTCTAGGAAATCCTGTCCAAATGGTTTAACACTTACGCCAGACCTGCGTAAAGCTTCCCAAGCGAGCCAGTAGATATCAGTCTGCTTCTCATCTTCAAGGAAAGCCTTACGAAAGCCTTTTTTAGCATATTGTTCAAATGCAAACTCGATTACAGGCGTAATCTTAATTTCATCGACTTCGCCTGAAACCCTTGTAATCTTTAGTTTAATCATTTTAAGCCCTCGCTATTTAATTAGAATGTGCCAGTAGTTGCTACTGTGGTAGCGCCGTTAATTGTGAAAGTGATGTCCTGTGTAGCGATATCACCTGTCGCGCCGTTGATATCTGTGGTCTTATTAACCAAGATAGAGAATGTATATAGAGGGTTTGTAGCAGATACTGCTGTTCCCTTATCCTGAAGTAGAACTGCTGTAACAGTTGTTCCCCATGCTGCCTGAAGTGTCTGAAGCACTGAAGCAGTTGCGGTGTCGTTTAGGAATGAGATAGTTACTGAAGAAGCTTCTAGTCCCTTAACGAACTTGTGTGATGTATCACCCATCGCTGTTACTTCAAGTTCATCGAAGTTGCGGTTAAGTGTTACTGCGGTAACGTGGTCGCTAAGATCTACGGAGTTAATCTTAACGCCAACTTTATTGTTTAGAAAAACAGCCATCTGTTATTCCTCATCTTTCTTAGCGGTTGGTTTTTTAGGTTCTTCGGTAATTTGACCAATTTTCTTTAGAAAGGCCAAATCTTCTGCGCTCATGGTCATATTAACTCCAAGAAGTTGTAAAGGTTAGCGGAACTTCGCTACTCAACATCTGCCCTGCGTCCACTGGTAGAACCGATGGAGCAGAGAAGTTGCCGATGCGAAAATGTAAGTTGGTAGCGCTTGCTAGCTTCAGAAACGCTTGGGTGATAAAGGTTTCAATATTTCCCAAGTTGCCCTGATTATCAAATAAAGGCACGATTAAAGTCATCTTAAAATTAACTTCAGTAGCGACGTTAAAATTGTTATTAGTCGGTGAGATGTAAGGATCATCTGGACTAATGATAATTGAATTAGCCAACGGGCTGGCAGGCGGATAGGAAAACACCTGCCAGACCGATGGGTTCTCTAACGCAGTCGCGATGTCTGCTCTAAGCGTTGCTATGGACATTAGCCCACCATGCCGCGAGGCGATAGATAAGGCGCAAGCAAACCACGAACGCGAGAGAGCAAAGAGTTGCCCATGCGGTAAGGAGATGGCGAAAAGTCAGGTGATACGCCGCCAGCGTTAGACTGCTGACGCGCTTGCCAGATGTCGATGGCTATCATTAACGCAGCTTCACGAACTAGAGGTTCGTCTGCATAATCTACGCCTGTATCTGGAGTTACTTTAGTTTTTCCATAAGGAACGATTAAATGGTAGTTATCGTCTGCATGAGTTAGGTTCCATTGGATCATGGAGTAACCAGCAGGGAAGTTATAACGGGTATAAGGCAAGAAGCCAAACCAGTTGAAAGATAGAGAACCGCTAGACCATGGATAAGTTCCAATAACTGTGTGTGTGCCATTGTAGGCAGTTCCACAGTTTGTAATTACGACGCTTTGGCCAGTAGCGATAGGAAGTGGCGCAGATAGAACTGCGGTGGCGATGTTGCCATATATAGAAACACCAACGACAGGATATTCGTTGAACCATAACTGCTTCTGAATTAAATCAGTAGAAGCTTGGCAGACCATTTCAATATCTGCATCATCATATAATTCTTGAATGCCAATAGCAGAGCGCACTTCTGCGACTGTTACATAATCTGCCATTTGACTTTCCTTTCTTAGGGAGTATCCCTAGCGGCAGGGCTTCTAACCGCTAGGGACTCCGACTTGTTTAAGGTCTTAGAAAACCTTAGATATTGAAGCGACGAACACCAGCAGGGATAAGAACCTTTGCTGCGCCGTAGCCGTAAATTGCGGTCTGTAGAACCATATTGCCTGTTGCGTCTGCAACGTGATTTACAGAGAAGTTAGCTGTTGGAGATTCCCACCACATAGCTGTTTCTGGAGCGATGATGAACATTGAGTTATCATCTAGACCAGTTGAAGTTCCTGTGATGAACTTGTCCACATAAACATCAAGACCAAGAGCAGAACCCTTGATAGATGTAGGAACTACCTGACCAGCAGCGTTGAACTGTGGTGAAGCTAGTGTGTAAAGTGGGCGACCTGTTGTATCAGCATAACCCTGAAGCTTTGACCACCACTGCGGAGAAATTGCAAGGTTTGAAGCGAAGTATGAAGATCCGCTGTAAGCCGCTGCTGTTTCTGTTGCTACGAAAGCTTGGAAGTCTGCTGCTGTTACGCCAGAAGAAACTGTCGCTTGTGTGCCTTGTGATGTAAGGATAGAAACCATGTATTCATCGGTTGCCTTAGCATAAGCACGCTGCAACTGAATTGCTAACTGGTCGAAGAAGACAGGGTCTGAACGTTCTAGAAGTTCTAGTGTGATGACCTGTGAGCCTGCAAACTTCTGGACAGATACTGACTCATAAGCAGAAGTCATGCCTGTTGAAGATGGAGCTACGTCTTCACCTGTTGTCGCAACTGTTGGAGCAGTTGAAGAACCGCCGCCAGCTGAAGTAACGAGAGATGGAATATTGATGGTCATACCTGAAGCAGGTAGCGCACCCTTTGTAACTGAATCGATTGTTGAACGGCCAAAGTTGGTGTTCGATACGAAGTTATTTAGGTATTGAATTGGATTAAAAGCAGGGTTTGTTGTTCCGATAGAATCGGTAGCTGCTGTTAGGTTTGCTGGGTCTTTCGCTGCTGCGATCCATTCAGCTGACTCGCGGTTGCCAGCGGCAGCCTTAAGTTCATGCTCAATCCACTTGCCAGCAGATGTAATTCCGTGGCGAACTGTTGTGGTGATGTATGGAGTTGCCGCAGTGATGGTTGGGCGTGATGCCTCTGTTGCAGATGCTTCCGCCGCGGCTGGAGTGGTATCTTCCACTTTGGCCTCACTTTCGGTTTCGGTTTCCTCTGAAACTTCTGTTTCAGAAACTTCTTCTTCGACTTCTTCAGCTGCAACGTCCACGACGCGAGCATTGTCGAAAGCAGGAGACTCAACTAAAGAAACTTCCTTTAGTAGAGCAGCCTTAACGATTAGAACGCCGTCTTTGCGTTCTGTCGCTTTGATAACATCAACGCCAACAGAGAGTCCGTCAAGAATTCCCTCTGATGCTTTGATTAAATAATTTTCGCCATCATTAGATGCAGAAACTTTGAAAACGCCATTCATGCCAGTCGCGGTTTCTGTAATTGACTGCGCACGGCCAATAACGCCAGAAGCGGTCTGCTGATGCTGTGCAAGTAACTTAACCTTTGAAACGTTAGGGATCTGAATTGAACCCTTTTCAAAGATAACCTTTCCTGCTGATGTATTACCAATTTCGCCAAATGGAACAATTTGTCCAGCAATTACGCGGCGCTCTGAATCGGCTGCTTCAATAGCAGCACTAAACGTCAAGTGGGTCTTCAACTTCACCATCTCCATCTGGAACTAGGTCTTCCATTTGCTTTGCTTGATTTACGTCGATTAACTGCAAGGTAAGCAGTTTCTCAATAACATTAAGGCGTTCCATCGCATCTGCTTTAAGGTAAGTATCGTCAATTCCAAAACGAATCTGCTGTGTGCGTGGAGTTAAATCTTCCATAGATAGACGGCTTTGGATAACCTCGATATATGGATAAAGTGTGTAAGTTAAGAAATCTTTACGAGCATCTAAAACGTTCTGGTAAGTGTTTGACTTTAATTGCTCTGCGTCAATCATGTCGGTTGGAACGTTCATCGCACGGGCGATTTGTGTTGCTAAATACTGCGCTGACTCGTTGTAGGTCATGTCCTTTGGACTAAATGACGTAGGAACGTAATCTAACGTTTGTGTTAGATACGCAGTAGCGCGATTTTGACGCGCATTCTTCCAAGTGTTCAAAAGGCCTTGAACCTTGTCGTCTGGCAAATCTGCGCCGTTGTTCTTAATATAACCTGACGGCTGCGGTGTTGCAGTTGCTACGTTAGTCGCTAAGTCGATGTCGATAGCAGACTTAATTGTGCGAGCTGCACGAAGTAATAAACCTTGATCTAAATGTTGAAATGTAATTAACGAGCCAACGCCAGACATCGGTAGTTTCTCATTGTTAATCATGTAGTAATCAACGTTTTGATTATATTGGTCAAGCTTTACAGTAACGCGGTCGTTCTGCACCCACTCGAAACGAGCAGGACGTCCATCATCTGCATAAACTTCTGTAACGCGCCAATAAGCAACGCCGTAGAAAATTAGAGAATCAACAGTCCAAGCGATTGTGTTGGAAAGTGGAGAACGCTTATCTGGCTGACGTAACCAAAGTGGTGCAGGTAATTCTTCGCCAGTCATTCGGTCATAAAGCTCGATAGGAATTCCTGCAATAGTTCCAGCAATTAAGTTGCGGCAATTAGCAACAGCAGGAACAGACATCGCTTGAAGACGATTAACGGAGTTTGCGTAATTGTTCCAACCACCAAGTCCGTATGATCCATAGAGTTGGCCGTAAGGTGCATCAAAGACAGCAGGTGCTACCTGTGCAGTAATTCGGGTTGACGGGACGTTTGGAGTGCTTGAAGTTGCTTGCGGCACAAATCTATCCAGAAAACCCATATATAAAATTATACAGGAAGATTACGT